CTTTAACTTCAAACATAGCTTGCACAATAACTGGTAATTCTGGTTATGAAGATATAATGTATATTAAAGCAGCTGGTACGAATATAGATTCTAGAATTAATTTAATACCTACTGGAACTGGAGGTGGTGTTTTAAACGCGTCTGCAAATAATTTAGAGTTACAAGTAGCGGGTAGTTTTATGGCTTTAATTAATTCAAGTGGTAATCTAGGATTAGGAACTTCTACAATACGTCAAAGATTTCATCAACACGTTGGTGATGGTGGTGCAAATTATCACGCATTTACAAATACAGAAACTGGTACCGCATCAACAGATGGTTCTGTTGTTGGAATAGATGCAGCTGAACACTTACTTTTATGGCAACAAGAAAATCTTGATATAAGAATAGGTACAGCTGGTACAGATAGAATAAGAGTAAAAAATGACGGAAAAGTTGGTATTGGAACAGATTCACCAGATTGTGGTTTACACCTTAGTGGTGGAGATAATACAGCATCAAAAATAAAACTATCAAACACAAATAATACAAATGAGTGGGAAATACATCCTAATTATAATTCACATGAATTAATATTTACAGGCGCTAACTCTGTATTAACAATGAACGATGATAGAGAAGTTGGTATAGGTATAACTGGTATATATAATGATTTTGCAGCTTTACAATTAGATGGTAGAGGTATATCTTTAAAAAATGATAAAAATGGTAGTAGTAATAACTGGAGTTATATACAAAATGATGGAACAGGTAGCGAGTCAACTATTATATTCACAACAGGAGCTCAAGCTACCGCATTTAAATTAAACCACGACGGGTCAGCAGTTTTTACAGACAATATAACTACATCAGGCGCATTATCTAAAGGTAGTGGATCATTTAAAATAGATCACCCATTAGAATCTAAAAAAGATACGCATCATTTAATACACTCATTTATTGAAGGTCCTAAAGCAGATTTAATATATAGAGGTAAAGTAACATTAAAAGATGGTAGCGCAACAGTAAATATAGATAATGTATCCAATATGACAGAGGGAACATTTGTTGCGTTAAACACAGATGTACAATGTTTCACAACTAATGAAACAAATTGGGATTTAGTAAAAGGTAGTATATCCGGTAATATATTAACTATCATATCGAAGAATTCATCTTCTACAGCAACAATATCATGGATGGTAATAGGTGAACGACATGATGATAATATTAAATCTTCTACGTTAACAGATAATGATGGAAAGATTATTGTAGAAATAGAAAAAACAGAAACTGAATAAGCTAAAGTAAAAGAATTAGAAAACAAGTGATATATAAAATAACAACCATGACAATAGGTTGTTAAGAATACTATTATTTATGTAATAGTAATAAAGTACAATTTTAACTAAAATTTAATTAATTATGAATAAACAAGCGGAAAACAAAGAAGTAAAAAAAATAACTGACGAGGAGTTAAAAGAACTTCAAGATCAAGTTAGTAGAATTAACAGTGCTCAATTGAGATTGGGTGGTATTGAATCACAAAAACATACTTTAGTACATGGTATCAATGCCATGCAAAAAGAAGTACAGGACATGCAAGTAAAACTTGAAGAAAAGTATGGTAAAGTAAGTATCAACATTACAACAGGTGAAATAACTGAAGAACCACAAGATGAGCAAGCTAATACGTAAGATAAGTATTGGTAAAGATTATAAAAATGAAGCTATGCACTACGCCGTTGGCCAAGAGGTTTACGGCGGGCATACTATTTGTGATATACTAGAAAATAAAGATAAATTTAGTATTTATATTAAAAAAAATAAAGAGGTATTACCCTGGAAAGATTTTAATAAAAATATGGCAATATCAGTTGAGTATAACTTAGAATATTAATGAAGAGTCTTCATAATTTTATTATCAAACCAAACGGTGAACGGTATAATAATACAAAAAAAATTGGAGATAAAGAATTAATACTAAATACAGAAATCTTTCATCATCAATATGTTAACAGAGAAGCTGTTGTATTAGAAGCGCCAGTAGTTAACAATACACCAATAAAAAAAGGTGATATTATTATTGTTCATCACAATGTATTTAGAAGGTGGCATAATATGCATGGTGTTGAAAAAAATAGTAGAAGTTGGTTAAAACAAGGAACTTATGCTATTTATGATGATCAAATATTTGCATACAAGAAAAACAACACATGGAAACCATTAAGTGGATATTGTTTTGTAAAACCAATTAAATCTTATGATAACCTTATAGCTGATAAAGAACAACCTTTAGTTGGTATAATGAGGTATTCAGATAATTCTATAAAAGATATTAAAAATGGTGATCTTGTTGGTTTTACACCTGATAGTGAATATGAATTTGTTGTTGACAACGAAAGATTATATAGGGTGTTAACAAAAGAAATTACAATTAAATATGAATATCAAGGACAAGAAGAAGAATATAATCCAAGCTGGTTATAAGGCGGTTGATGAATTAATCAAGGTAGCCAAAGAAAAAATTGTTGATAGTGATGATGATGTTTCAGCTGATAGATTAAAAAATGCAGCAGCAACAAAAAAGTTAGCTATATTTGATGCTTTTGAGATATTAAATAGAATTGAAGAAGAAAAAAATATTTTAGAGGATAAGCCTACTAATCAAAAAGAAACAAGTTTTAAAGGTTTTGCCGAAAGAAGATCTAAATAATGTATAAACAGAATTTATATAAAATTATTGAGCCAATAAGAATTAATACAATTAAAAGGCTTAATAAAAGTAAAAAATGGAAGTATGGCTATGATAAAGAGCACGATATTATAGTTATAAGTAAAACAGGTCAAATAGGTGAAATATACGAGATACAAAACCTTAAAATAGCTCTACCTAAACAGAGTAATGTTCATAAAAGAAGTAATAATAAAAAAGAACAACACTGGGAGCAATTTGAGTATCCAAAAGCATTAAAAAATGTAAAAACTATTTTTGATTGGAGAGATTATCCCAATGAACATAAAGATAAATGGTTTGATTACATAGATGAAGAATTCGATAGAAGAGAGAATGGTTTTTGGTTTTATAATAATGGTGTGCCTACTTATATCACCGGCACTCACTATATGTATCTTCAGTGGTCAAAAATTGACGTGGGTGCTCCTGAATTTAGAGAATCAAATAGATTATTCTATTTATTTTGGGAAGCTTGTAAAGCAGATAAACGTTGTTATGGAATATGTTACCTTAAAAATAGACGATCTGGTTTCTCGTTTATGGCAAGTTCGGAAACAGTTAATGCTGCTACTATCTCGAGTGATGCAAGATTTGGTATCTTATCAAAATCTGGTTGGGACGCTAAGAAGATGTTTACAGACAAGGTTGTACCAATATCAGTTAATTATCCGTTTTTCTTTAAACCGATACAAGATGGTATGGATAGACCAAAAAGTGAACTCGCATACAGGGTACCAGCTCAAAAGTTTACTCGTAAAAAACTTCAAACGAATGAACAACTTGAAGAAATTGTAGGTTTAGATACAACTATTGACTGGAAAAATACTGGTGATAATAGTTATGACGGAGAAAAACTAAACTTATTAGTACACGATGAAAGTGGTAAATGGGAGAGACCTGATAATATACTAAATAACTGGAGAGTAACAAAAACATGTTTACGATTAGGTAGTAGAATTATTGGTAAGTGTATGATGGGTAGTACATCAAATTCATTAGATAAAGGTGGTGATAATTTCAAAAGATTATATAGGGATTCTAATGTAACAAAAAGAAATAAAAACGGACAAACTAAATCTGGTTTATACAGTTTGTTTATACCAATGGAGTGGAACTACGAAGGGTTTATGGATCGATATGGTATACCATTATTTAATACACCTGAAAATCCAGTACAAGATATACATGGTGATTATATTGATATTGGAGTTGTTGATCACTGGGAAAATGAAGTTGAAGGATTAAAAAATGACCAAGATGCTTTAAATGAATTTTATCGTCAGTTTCCAAGAACTGAAGAACACGCATTTAGAGATGAAACACAAAACAGTATATTTAATCTAGCTAAAATTTATGAACAAATAGATTTTAACGATGATATAAATAACCCTGGTATTTCAAAAGGAAATTTTCAATGGGTAAATGGTGTGAAAGATAGTAAAGTAATATTTTATCCAGATCCAAAAGGTAGATTTAATATTAGTTGGACACCAGATCCACATTTACAAAATAATATTATTATTAAAAATGGAATAAAATATCCTGGTAATGAGCATATGGGTGCTTTTGGTTGTGATAGCTATGATATATCAGGTACAGTAGATGGTCAAGGATCTAAAGGTTCATTACATGGTTTAACTAAGTTTTCTATGGAAAACACACCACCAAGTATGTTTTTCTTAGAATACATTGCAAGACCAGCTACTTCAGAGATATTTTTTGAAGATATGTTAATGGCATTGGTATTTTATGGTATGCCGTTATTAGCAGAAAATAATAAACCTCGTTTATTATATTATTTAAGAAGACGTGGTTATCGTGGTTATTCAATGAATAGACCAGATAAAGTGTGGAACAAATTATCAACAACTGAAAAAGAAATTGGTGGTATACCAAACTCTAGTGAAGATATTAAACAAGCACACGCTGCAGCAATTGAAATGTATATACAAAATTATGTTGGTTTAAAACAAGATAATACATATGGTGATATGTATTTCAATAAAACTTTAAATGATTGGGCTAAATTTGATATAAATAAAAGAACAAAATTTGATGCAACAATAAGTTCTGGTTTAGCAATTATGGCATGTAATAGACATTTATATGCACCAAACGTAAAAATAAAAAAAGAAAAAGTAAATATAAACATTATGAAATATAACAATCATGGTGTTTCATCTAAATTAATAAAATAAATATGGCTTACACAAGTTACAAAGGCGGTTATTTTCCAAGTCAAGTTGTTAGTGATTTTGAAAAAATTACAAAAGAATATGGTTTGAAAGTTGCTCAAGCAATTGAAAATGAATGGTTTGGTAAAGATACTGGCATGCATAGGTTCAATACAAATCAAAGCACTTTCCATAAATTAAGATTATACGCTAGAGGAGAACAATCAATACAAAAATATAAAGATGAATTATCTATTAATGGTGATTTATCTTATTTAAATTTAGACTGGAAACCAGTACCTATTATACCTAAATTTGTAGATATAGTTGTAAATGGTATTGCAGATAGAAGTTATGATATAAAGGTATTTTCTCAAGATCCATATGGTGTTGATAAAAGAACAAAATATATGGAATCTGTATTAAGAGATATGAATACTAAAGAGTTGAATGATTTTTCTCAAGAACAATTTGGTATTAATTTATATGAAAATGATCCAGAAAAATTACCAGAATCAAAAGAAGAACTTGAGTTACATATGCAACTTACCTACAAACAATCTATTGAGGTTGCAGAAGAACAAGCGATTAATACTATATTCCAAGGTAATGATTATGATTTAACAAAAAGAAGATTTTATTATGATTTAACCGTTTTAGGTATTGGAGCTGTAAAAAATAATTTTTCTAAGTCTGAGGGTGTTACTGTAGATTATGTTGATCCAGCTAATTTAGTTTGGTCGCATACTGAATCACCCTATTTTGATGATATATATTATATTGGTGAAGTAAAAAATATACCTATAAATGAAATAAAAAAGCAGTTTCCTAATTTAACTAATGAAGATTTAGAAGAAATAATCCAACAAGGTATACAGAAAAACTCTGTAGGTAATGTAGGTATTGCTTACGAAGATGAATTAGATACTAACATTGTTCAAGTTTTATATTTTAATTATAAAACATATATGAACGAGGTATATAAAATTAAAGAGACAGCAACGGGCGCATCAAAAATATTAATAAAAGATGATTCATTTAATCCACCGGCTGACGTATATGATGCAAATTTTGAAAAAGTGGATCGTTCAATAGAAGTATTATATGAGGGTGTATTAGTAGTTGGTACAAAAAAATTATTAAAATGGGAGTTAGCAAAGAATATGCTAAGACCTAAAAGTGATTATACTAAAGTTAAAATGAATTATTCTCTTTGTGCACCAAGGATGTATAAGGGAAAAATTGAATCATTAGTAAGTAGGATGACTAGTTTTGCTGATATGATACAATTAACTCATTTAAAATTACAACAAGTATTATCAAGGATGGTACCAGATGGTGTTTATTTAGATGCTGATGGTTTAGCTGAAGTTGATTTAGGCAATGGTACAAATTATAATCCACAAGAAGCATTAAACATGTTCTTTCAAACAGGTAGTGTTATTGGTAGATCATTAACGCAAGATGGTGATGGTAATCCTGGTAAAGTACCTATACAAGAAATACAAAGCGGTAGTGGTGGTGCTAAAATGCAATCATTAATTAGTTCATACAATTATTATCTACAAATGATGCGTGATGTAACTGGTTTAAATGAAGCAAGGGACGGTAGTACTCCAGATAAAAACGCTTTAGTTGGTATACAAAAAATTGCAGCAGCAAACAGTAATACAGCTACAAGACATATTTTACAAAGTGGATTATATTTAACACATCAAATGGCTGAAGGTATATCACTTAGGGTTGCTGATATTATAGAATATTCACCAACTAGAGATGCTTTTATACAAGCAATTGGTTCACATAACGTTGGTAGTTTAGAAGAAATGTATAATTTACACTTATACGACTTTGGTATATTTATTGAATTAGCACCAGATGAAGAAGAAAAACAAATGCTTGAAAATAATATACAAGCAGCATTAGCTAAAAATAGTATTGAACTTGAAGATGCTATTGATGTGCGTGATGTTAAAAATTTAAAACTTGCTAATTCTTTGTTAAAATTAAGAAGAAAAAAGAAAATACAATTAGATCAACAAATGCAGCAACAAAATATACAAGCTCAAGCACAAGCAAATGCTCAAGCTCAACAAGTTGCAGCACAAGCTGAGGTTCAAAAAAATCAAGCAATAACACAACAGAAAGCTCAACTAGAAAGTATTGAGGCTCAAAATGATTTACAAAAACTACAAGCTGAAGCACAATTGAAAAAAGATTTAATGAATCATGAGTTTCAAATTAACATGCGTTTAAGGCAAATGGAGATTGATGCATTAAAACAAAAAGAAACAAATAAAGAAGATCGTAAAGATGAAAGAACTAGAATACAAGCATCTCAACAATCTGAATTAATTGATCAAAGAAAAACTGGTAAACCACCTAAAAGATTTGAGTCAACAAGTAATGATATATTAAGTGGTGACTTTGATTTAGGTATGTTTGAACCGACATAAAATATGTTTAACAATAAATAAATACTAAAATGGGACAAATAGTAACAAATGACTGGACTGGTAAAATCATGGGATCTGTTTTTACAACAGCTTCAAGTGATGCTATTAAACCTCCAACTGGCTGTGTGTTTATAGCTATAACAGCTTTAACTGACACTGATTTTGATGCTTCTGGTGGTTTAGTTGCTGAAACAGCTACGGTATATGCTAATACTGAAGATGCAGCAAATGATTTAGCTGCTGGTTCTGAAACAACAGAAGAAGGATCTGGTGGTGTTCAAATAACAAACACAAACTTAGATTTAAAATCTGGTATAACAATTTACGGTAGATATACTGAGATTGATGTAAATGCAGGACAAATTATAGCATACATAGGACAATAAGAAATTGTACGATAGTACATTATGTTTAATTAATTATATAATATTATATTATGGCAAAAGTAAAAAAAGAAGAGGTGGCTAAAAAAACCACTGATGAAAATGTTGAGATAAAAGGAGCAACAAAAGAAGGTAAATTAAAAGTAAAAAAACCTTCATTAAGAAAAGTTGATTATGATAGTGAACCAATAAAGGTTGATTTATCAAAACCAATTGACACACCTGAGGAAGAGTCAAAAGAAGAACCTAAGGTGGAAGAAAAAGTAGAAGATCAACCTAAAGAAGAAAAAGATGATAAGGTTATTGATGAAGTTCAAGAAAAGGTGGAAGAAGAAAAGGTTGAAGAAAAAAAGGTTGAAGATAAAAAGGAAGAAACTGAACAACCAGTTTTGGAAGAAATTACAGAAGAAAAGACTGATGAGGCTGTTGAAGATAAAGTTGAAGAAGTTAAAGAAACAGTTGAAGAGGCTGTAGAAGAAGCTGAAAAAACCGGTGAAGACTTACCAGAAAATATTCAAAAAGTTATAGACTTTATGAATGAAACTGGTGGTGATCTTGATGATTATGTAAAATTAAATCAAGATTACAGCAAGTATGATGACATGTCTATATTACACGAATACTATAGACAAACAAAACCTCATCTGACCCAAGATGAAAGAAATTTTCTAATAGAAGATAGTTTTTCTTTTGATGAAGAAGTTGATGAGGAAAAAGATGTCAAGAGAAAGAAATTAGCGTTTAAAGAGCAAGTTGCCAACGCTAAAAACCACATGGACGGGTTAAAGTCCAAGTACTATGAAGAAATCAAATTGGGATCTAAGTTGGCTCCTGAGCAACAAAAAGCTATTGATTTTTTTAATAGATACAACAAGGATAAGGCGGAAACTGATAAAGTAGCTAAAAAACAAAGATCTGTTTTTACAGAAAAAACAAATAATGTTTTTAACAACAAATTCAAAGGTTTTGAATATAATGTTGGTGAAAAAAGATTTAGGTTTAATGTTAAAGATGTAAACGAAGTCAAAGAAACACAAAGCGATATTAATAATTTTACCAAAAAATTTATGGATAAAAATAATCTTATTAATAATGCGGATGGTTATCATAAAGCTTTATTTACAGCTATGAACTCTGATGCTATTGCTAATCATTTTTATGAACAAGGTAAAGCTGACGCAATAAAAGAAAGCATTGCCAAGTCTAAAAACATTGATATGGAACCAAGACAAAATCATGGTGAAGTAAATGTTGGAGGATATAAAGTAAAGGCGATTAGTGGTGATGATTCCAACAAACTCCGATTTAAAATTAAAAAATAAATATAAACTTTAAAATTTAAAATAAAATGGCAGCAATTAATCCGACCGCTGGATCGAATTTAAATTCAACCCCAGCGCCGAAAAAGCAAACCCTTTCTAGTAATTACATTGACTTTACGTCAAGTGATACTGAAGGTTGGGCACAACAGTATTTACCTGACATTATAGCAAAAGAAGCTGAGGTATTCGGTAACAGAACTATCTCTGGTTTCCTTTCACAAGTTGGGGCTGAAGAGCCTATGAGCGCTGACAGAGTAATCTGGTCAGAGCAAGGTAGATTACATCTATCTGTTTCAGGTGTATCTGTAGCAAACGCTGGTACTATTACTGGTGCTACTGATCACGGAGTTAGAGTTGGTCAAACTATCGTATTATCTGATGGTGAGGCTAATCCTACTATTACAAAATGTTACGTTTCTGTAGCTGATTCAAGCGCAGGTACGTTAACTGCATTACCTTATTCTGTGGCAACTGTTGGAGCAGTTAGTGGTTTTGTTACTACTGATGATGACGCTTCAGCTAGATGTTCTTTCTTCGTTTATGGATCTGAATTCAAAAAAGGAGATAGTGGAATGACTAACGCAGTAACACCTCAACACAAAACGCATGTGAACAAACCAATTATCATCAAAGATAAATTTGAAGTTAGTGGTTCTGATGCAACTGCAATTGGTTGGGTTGAAATTTCAGGTGAAGAAGGTCAAAACGGTTACCTATGGTATTTGAAAGCTGAAGGTGATACAAGAGCTAGATTCACTGATTATTTAGAGATGGCATGTTTAGAAGGTGAACTTGGTGTACCTGGTTCTTCTGCAGTAGACTCTTCATTGAGTGGTGCAGGATCAGATTTTGGTACTGAAGGTTTATTCGCAGCTATCAACGATAGAGGTCATGTTACTTCTGGTATTAAAGGTACTAGTGCTTCAGACGATTTAGGATCATTTGATAATATCCTTAAAAAGTTTGACGGACAAGGTGCTATAGAAGAAAACATGTTATACTGTAATAGAGCAGTATCTTTAGCTATTGATGATATGCTTGCATCTCAAAATTCTTATGGTGCAGGTGGTACTTCTTATGGAGTATTCAATAACGATGAGGATATGGCATTAAATTTAGGTTTCTCAGGTTTCAGAAGAGGTTCTTATGACTTCTACAAATCTGACTGGAAATATCTAAACGATGCTTCTTTAAGAGGTCAAGTTGATGGAGATTATGATGACGTGAGAGCAGTTATAATCCCAGCTGGTGTATCAAACGTTTATGATCAAGGTTTAGGTAAAAATATCAAAAGACCTTTCTTACACGTAAGATATAGAGCTTCTCAAACTGATGATAGAAAAATGAAAACTTGGATCACTGGTTCAGTTGGTGGAAATATCACTTCTGATCTTGATGCAATGGAGGTACATTACCTATCAGAAAGATGTTTAGTTGTTCAAGGAGCTAATAACTTCATGATCCTTAACTAATACATTATTATTATAAAGAGTTAGGTGCTTCGGCACCTAGCCCTTTATTTTTTTTTAATTATTTAATTATATTATATTATGGCAAAAAAGAAGAAAAAAGAAGAGGCTGTATTTGACACAATTGATATTGCAAAATCTACAGCTAAAAAAGAAACTCCGGTTAAAACGGATGCAAAGGTAAGTAAAGATAATTGGGAAATCAAAGATCGTACTTATTATTTAAGAGATGGATTATCTCCATTAACATATACAATAAATAGTAGAGGTATTTATTGGTTTGATGAAGAAAAAGGATATGAAAGAGAATTAAAGTATACAGTAAATCAAAAAACTCCATTTGTTGATGAGTTTAAAGGTGATGCTATTCTTGGACATATTACTTTTAATGATGGTACACTAAACGTACCTAAAGAAAAACAAACACTACAAAAGTTGTTATCTTTATATCACCCTCAAAAAGGTAGATTATTTAATGAATTTGATCCAGTTGAAACAGCTGTTGATGAACTTCAAGATATAGAGATTGAAATAGAAGCTTTAAATGTAGCTAAGAATTTAGATATAGATTTAGCTGAAGCAGTGTTAAGGGTTGAACAAGGTAATAAAGTAAGCACCATGACATCTAAAGAAATAAAAAGAGATGTGTTACTTTATGCTAAGAATAATCCTAGTTTGTTTTTAGAATTAGCTAATGATGACAATGTTCAATTAAGAAACTTTGGTATAAAAGCTGTTGAAGCTGGATTACTAAAACTTTCTGCTGATAATAGAACATTTAATTGGGGTAGTAATAATAGAAAAATTATGACAGTTCCATTTGATGAACACCCATATTCTGCATTAGCAGCATTTTTCAAAACCGATGAAGGTTTAGAAATATATAAAAACATAGAAAAAAGATTACAATAATCAAACACTTTATAGAGTAGTCATCTCTATGGGGTGACTACACTATAAATAAAAAGAAATTATGGCAGTAAGTATAGATACGGTTTATCAAAGAGTTTTAGCAATAGCTAATAAAGAACAAAGGGGTTATTTAACACCTCAAGAATTTAATCTATTAGCTAATCAAGCTCAAATGGATATATTTGAACAATATTTTTACGATCTTAATCAATTCAGTAGAATTAAACGTAATGAAACAGAATATTCAGATATGGTTGATATTATTAATGAAAAATTAAAACCATTTCAACAATGGAGAACGGTAATGTCTGTAAGTTCAGGTAGTGTTGGTACGTTAGCTACTGACCTACATAAACTTGGTAAGGTTGTTTTTACAGGTAGATCAGCAACTGGATCTGCAGCATCATCATTTTTATTGGAAATAGAAGAAGTACAACCTAATGATTTAGCTATACTAGAAATGTCTCCACTAACAAGATCTACAGAAGAAAGACCTTATTTTGTTAGAAAAACAGCATCAACTATCGATTTATACCCAACAGCAACTTTTGCGAGCTCATCTGCTGTTAATTATAATTATATTAAAAAACCCGCAGAAGCCGTTTGGGGTTATGTTGTTGTAAAAAATGAATCACTATATGATTCAAATTCTGCAACAGACTTTGAATTACATGCCTCTGAAGAAACTGAATTAGTTATAAAAATATTATCTTTAGCTGGAATAACCATAAAAGATCCAAGCTTATATCAAGTTGGTGATAAAGAAGAAATAGAAAAAATACAACAAGAAAAATTATAAATAAATGGGATTACTAGGAACAACAACACAAGAGTCGTATTATAATTTAACACAATCATTTACCGGTAATGGTTCAACAACAGCGTTTACTTTAACAACAGCATATTTTGATCCTTTACCAACAGCGGAAACTCAATTTAACGTTTTTATTAATGATATTCAAATATCAAGTTCTAATTATAGTTATTCATCACCTACGTTAACATTTAGTTCGAGTGATGTTAATACTGATGTACAAGAAAGTAGTGGCGCTCCTAAAAATGGATTAACAATAGTTGTTCAACAAACAGGTGTAGATGAAAAATTTGGTAATTATCAATTTATAAAACTAAAGGATATTATTAATAACTTTTTAATCGCTTATGTAGGAGAGGATAAAATTATACCTCATGCAACTAGATCTACAGTTGCTTTTCACGCGCAAAGAGCTTTACAAGAATTAAGTTATGATACGTTTAAATCTATAAAATCACAAGAAATAGAAATCGCATCTAATTTAACAATGACATTACCACATGATTATGTGAATTATATTAAAGTTACTTGGTTAGAAAAAGCTGGTATAGAACATATATTATATCCAGCAATAAAAACAAGTAACCCAACAGCATTATTACAAGATTCAAATTACAATTATTTATTTGATGAATCAACAGGTGCTTTATTAAGGGCAACAGATTCAAATACTTGGGAAAATTATAAAAACAATACCACCGAAGATGCTACTAACGATGTTAAAAATGATGAGATAGTTAACGACTTAATTGTTGGTGGTAGATATGGATTAGACCCACAACATTCACAGAATAATGGTAGTTTTTTTATAGATGAAAATAAAGGAAAAATATATTTTAGTTCAAACATGAACTCAAAAACAGTTACATTAAAATATGTAAGTGATAGTTTAGGGACTGATGATGAAATGAGGGCACATAAGTTTGCTGAAGAAGCAATGTATAAGTGGATAGCTCACGCGATATTATCAACAAGAATTAATGTTCCTGAATATATAGTTGCAAGATTTAAAAAAGAAAGATTTGCTGAAGTTAGAAAAGCTAAATTAAGATTATCAAATATTAAATTAGAAGAAATAACACAAGTAATGAGAGGCAAGTCGAAACATATTAAACACTAGTAGGATATGCCAGAGATTAAACATCATTTTAGAGCCGGTAGAATGAATAAGGATCTAGATGAAAGACTAGTTCCTAATGGAGAATACCGCGATGCTCAAAATATAGAAATAGTTACGTCAGAAGGTTCAGATGTTGGTTCTGTTCAGAATATTGTTGGTACATCTTTAAAAGATGGTAAAACATACGATCAGAATACACAAGCGTTAACTGATTGGGGTCTTGTATCTAATTCAATAAAAGACTTAACTAATCCAGAGTGTGTTGGTACTATTGTTGATAGTCAAAATGATAAAATATATTGGTTTATTGCAACATCAGATCAAAGTGTTAGTGCTATAGCTGAATACAATTATTCTACAGGTGAAATAGCCCCAGTGTTAGTTGATGTTAAATCTACATCTGGTGGTATACTAAACTTTAGCTCTAATTATTTAATTACCGGTATAAACGTTGTTGAAGGTTTATTGTTATGGACAGACAATCAATCAGAGCCAAAAAAAATAAAAATAGATACGTTTAAATTAGGTTCAACTAATTTTAGTACACATACATTATATAAAGTTATTCTTAATGGCGCTACAATTAGTAGTACTAACTTTACAGAAAATCATATTACAGTAGCAAAATTATCACCGCTACAAGCCCCAACGTTAACAATGTCATCTAGTAGAAGATCTGGAAATGGAACTGGAACCTCACCGGTTTCTACAAAAAAATCATTTGTTGATAGTGCTAATAATAACGCGGTATTAGCTACACAAGTATCAGTCCAACTTACTTTTCAAGGTATAGACGGTAACACAACAGAAGGACCTCTTTATCAACAAAAAGATACTTTAGTATTAACACATACAGATTCTGATGGAGAAGATTATGAGGTTAGGGTTGTTATTACTAGAATAGACTCTATAAATAGCAATAGTTGTGTCCAAACAGTTACGGCTAAAATACAAACAATACCAGATGCTGTTCCCACAACAGATGTTGTCTGGGATGTATTATTAGAGGAAGAAGAACCTTTATTTGAAAATAAATTTGTAAGGTATGCTTATAGATGGAAATATAGAGACGGTGAATATTCGGTGTTTTCTCCTTTTTCTGAAATAGCATTTTTACCAAATACATTTGAATATAAATCTGCTGAAGGTTATAATGAAGGCATGGCAAATAATTTAAGATCATTAACTATAAACATAAATGAATCAAGGCCGTCCGATGTAGATGAAATAGATATATTATATAAAGAATCAAATAACAATACTGTTTATGTCGTTGAGACATTAAAAGAAAAACCAGATGGTACTTTTCCTTCGTTATCATATGAGGTTAAATCTGAAATTATAGGTGCTGTTGTAGAGTCAAATCAAATATTAAGACCTTGGGATAATGTACCTATAAAAGCAAAAGCACAAGAGGTTACAGCAAATAGATTAATTTACGCTAATTATTATCAAAATTATAATGTACCATCTGATAGATTACCTAATATTCAAACAACAGTTAGACAAAAGAAAATAACAGAAGCAACAACACCAGAGGGAACTTCTATTACATCGCCTGGTAAACCTGCTAAATCTTTAAAATCACAAAGAACGTATCAAGTTGGTGTAGTATATCAAGATGCTTATGGTAGACAAACACCAGTATTTTCAACTGAAAAAGCAACAAATCAAATTGGTAAAAAATACGCAGAAACTGTTACGGGTCTTGATTGTAGATTATTAAATGATCCACCTATATGGGCAACACATTATAAGTATTTTGTAAAAGAAACAGCTAATGAATATTATAATTTAGCGTTAGATAGATTTTACGATGCTGAAGATGGTAATGTTTGGTTAAGTTTTCCATCATCAGAAAGAAATAAAGTTACTGAAGAGCATTATTTAATATTGAAAAAACAACATGATAATAACAAACCAGTAACTGATCCAGCTAAATATAAAATTCTAGATATTGCAAATGAACCACCAAAATTTGTATCAGTTGAAAGATCTTCAATAGCTTCTGCTACATGTAAGATATTAAGTACTAATGCGAATAAACCTGGTGTAGGTGTTAGTGAATTTCAAGTAAGAGGACCATCTGCAACTGAAAACCCATCATTCGCGGAAGGATTTACATCCGATACTGTATTAGAAATACAAACATCAGGTGGAACAACACAAAAATATAAAGTTGCAAGTGGTGGATTAAATGGTGAATTTAACGGTGGTAGTAATCCAAAAGATATTTATGTAATACGTTTAGTTAGAGGATTTAAAAATACTGATTCAGAAATTTTAGCTGATACATATTTAGAGGCTAACGATAGTATTACAATAAAGTTATATCAGGAGAAAGAAGTAAACAAACCTGAATTTGCTGGAAAGTTTTTTGTTAAAATTGCTAGAGATTCTGTTTTTGATACAAATATAATATCAACTTTTCCAGCTATTACAGCTGATTATAGTATTGTAAAAAGTAGAGAGATATATCATAAAATTCAAAGTGAATATTCTAAGGCAGTTTCTGATGATGGTAAAACACTATTAAGGGCAAGACAAGATCTAGGTTGGATAGATGACAATGACTATTTTAATAGTCCTAGTAGTCCTGATTTTAAAAAATCTGCAATTAAACATCCTAATTCAGGTTCGTTTTCAAAGAAAATGGTATTTTATTGGGCTGGTGTTGATTATGGTGATGACTGGGATGGTTTACCGCAAGATGATAATGTAAAACAAACAAAAGGTGCTGGGCATGATAGAAATAATACAATAAATCCTTTTCTTGAAGATATTACGTCTGCTGGTACATTATTTAGTTTCGCTAACGACGCTGAAGATAGTGACAATATATACAGAGTAACTGGTTCATCTATAGATTATCAATGGAGAATAAAAGAAGGAAAGGAAGAAAGAAGAAAAGATATAAGCGGTAAAAGAAGACAATATACAATTGAGTTTGAGCAAGCTGAAAAACCAGGGCATGGTTATATTGATAAGTTTAATTCAAGTACATCAGCTGGCTCTGCAACATCTAGAATATCTGAAATAAGAATTATGAAGCGTAATGTAGAGGTTGGTGAAACTACAATATCATCTTCAAATCCAGCGGTGTTTGAAACAAGACCAATAGACTCTGCTGAATTAGATTTATATTACGAAATAAGCGATGCAATACCAATAATAAGATCTGGTATGACAGTGACAGGAACAAATATAGGTAGTGGTAATACAAATACTGTAAATTCAGCATTAAGAAATAACGTGTTTACAGTTAAAAATAGTTTAGGTGGCACTGTTGCTGATAATACAGAATTAACATTTACCGATTCAAAAAGTATATATAGTTTTACAGCAACTGTAAATGGAGCAGTTAGTAGTGGTACAGATATAACAATAGATGATGGTAAAGCACATGGTCAAACACAATCGTTAGATTGGTTTAATTGTTATTCATTTGGACAAGGTGTTGAATCAAATAGATTAAGAGATGATTTTAATGCTGTATTTATTGATAAAGGAGTAAAAGTATCTACAGTATTAGCAGAACAATATAAAGAAGATCATAAGAAAAATGGATTCATATGGTCAGGTATATTTAATTCTACATCAGGTATAAATAGATTAAATCAATTTATTCAAGCAGAACCAATAACAAAAGATTTAAATCCATTTTATGGTAGTATACAAAAGATACATACAAGAGATAATGATTTAATTGCTTTATGTGAAGATAAAGTTTTAAATATACCAGCAAATAAAGATGTATTATTTAACGCTGATGGTAATACAAATCTTACTGCTAGCAATAGGGTATTAGGTGTTGCGCAACCGTATGCTGGTGAATATGGTATATCTAAAAATCCAGAATCATTTGTGTCACATGCATATAGAGTGTATTTTACTGATAAGGCTCGTGGTGCTGTTTTACGTTTATCAAGAGATGGATTAACTAATATAGCTCAAAAGGGTATGACCGATTGGTTTAAAGATAACTTAGCTAATTCTACAACATTAGTTGGTGGTTATAATGAAAGTAAAGGATCTTATAATTTAACATTAAAAGGAACAGATAATTATACATTAAGTTATGATGAAAGAGTTGATGGTTGGACAAGCTTTAAATCATTTATACCTGAATTTAGCGTATCATTAAATAATA